ACTATTCAGAGATATAGAATTAGGTATATTAAAAGGAGCTAGACCATCTAAAGGCAATTTACATGAGTTTGCTAAGAAATACGAAGAAGGAGCTCCTAAGAGATTTAGAGAGTCTGGATTAACTACTATTAAAACTGTAGAGGCCAAGGATAGAATAGTAAATAGTTTGTCATACTACTTATTTAGAATAAGCGGAATAGAAACTATTGATAATATATCTAAGTTGGACTTTAATGGACTAAAAGCCAGTATAGCCAAGCTTGCAGAAAAATATAAAGCAATTCCAGAAAGACAAACTCAATACGAACTGTTCACCGAAATACACGACCGATTTGATGATTACTTCTTAAAGGAAATCAAGAAGAGTGTTAAGAACACTGGAATAACAGAACTAACTGACACTAAAGACGACCTTAATGAAGAAATAGTTAGTAAAGAAGCTGCTTCTCACGATAAGGCTTCGTATGAAATCTCAAAAAGAGATAACATTAGAGCTGAAGTTAAATTCTTTATTAGAACTATTCCTGAGTCAGAAATGGTTAATAATACCGCAGCACCTAAGGCAGATCCACTTTCTTTATTGCCCTCGTTTGTTAAGTTTGAATTAGCATGGAATACCATGATATATGAACTACACAAAGAGAATACAGTACAGAAAATGAAGGACAAAATCTCTTCACTTGCTAACGAAAAGAAGAATCCATTCTTTATTATGTTAGAAAGAAGACTAGCTACTGTTGATGATAACTTCTTGACTAAATTCTGGAACACAATGTATAGTCATAGACATGATTATATTAATACTGTTTACAATGCAAATAGCACTAAGGATGGTAATGACTATGAAAAGTCTATTAGAAACATATCAAGTAATATAGATAGAGCCGAAAGGGAATTGCCTATATTCTGGGGTCAGAACATTTTATCTGGTGGCGTAGTTTATTCTATGACTGAAAATGGTAGAGTATTTAACAAAAAGAATGCAGAAGCAATTGTAGAAGCATATAAGGCCTTAGCTAAGTCTGTTCATAAGAATATGACTACAGAAGAGGCTAATAAATCATTAGAAGTATTTACTTCGTTATTGAGTAAATTGTCTATAGATGTAGACGGTGAGACTATGGACTTTATGATAAATAATAAGTATCCTGGATTCTCAAGAGAACAAGCTATAAATGCAATCATTAATGACTATAAGTCTACTGCTCAAATATTTACCACTATATTGCCAGACATAATCAAAAAGGATGGTAACAAAGGAAATATAAAATTAAAAGAAGTTACTCCTAAGGTGTTATTCGGCGGAGAAAGATCTATAAAAGAATACGCGTTAGCTTATGCTAAGGTTCATCCAAACGCAAATGAGACAATGGCTTATGGAGCTGATGGAGCTACTTTGTATCAGATATCATCTAGAAATGCAGTTACTGATGTAATTGATAGAGTTTCAGGTGATGCTGCTTATTTAAAGGATGTGCTTTCTGTTCCTATTAATCAAGGATCTATATTATTTAATCAAATAGCAAATGGAACCTCAAAAGGCATATCATTTGGTACTTTCGTTAAGATATATGAAGAAGGCGTAGCTGACCAAGGTAGAGATTATTTTGATATATCCCCACTAGAGGACTACACAATTAAGATGACTAACTTACTGTCTGGCAATATAGCATTACCTGCTATGGCAGATAAGAAGACTTATGGATTTATATTTGGTATTAAAATGCCAGATATGGTTTCTCGTGGTCGTGGAGTTCAGAGAATGAGCTGGTTCAATAATCAGATATCATATCCAAAAGAGGCTGTAGATATCTTTGATGGATACTACAAGGCTGAATTTGAGGCTATAAAACAAGCCTGGCAACAAGTAAAAGACGCTAATGGAACAAAAGATCAATTGGTAGAAAACTATCACTATCAAGGAGCTAAGAGTAATAAATGGGCTGGTGGTCATGGTAATGGATTAAGATTCAGATACATGGACATACTTCATGTAAACTCAACTACTCCAGGTGATCAGTTTAATGGAGTATTTGATCTCAATGACTACATAGATAATGTAATTAAAACTAAGGGCCCTCAAATTGGCGAAGTTGCTGCTATGGACGAGGCGATTGCTAGATTAGATAAGAAATTCTTTAGTGAGTCGTATGAGAATAGGTCTAAAATGATCAGTTCTACTATTACTTCTTTAGTTAAGAAAGAAATTGATTACGCTGCTGAAATTGGGCTTATAACTAAGAATGAGGTCAATTACGTAGCCACAATGGATAATGAAGCTACAGGGGTTAAGATTGGAGACAAAGTAAATAGCATCTCTTACTTTAACAACGCGATAGATGCCTCTATATTTAATTTCAACTTAGAACAATATAAGAAAGCTGGAATCGATTCTAAAAGCGTCAACATGGTTGCTATTACCAATATAATGGCAAACACTACTATAAATAGTATTATATCAGAATTTGAGACTGATAAATTGATCTCAAAGGACTCTGCATTCTATTTAAATACTGACGACAAGACCAAGAGGTTATCTTCTGTATTGTCTACTGGTACTGCACTTAGAACTTCATTTCCACAAGGACATGTTCTCCAAGGAATAAGTTCATTCAATGTAGCTGAAGTTTCTGATAGTATTATAAAGAGTACTGAGCTTGGCACTATAAAGAACATGTCATATGCTGCTCAAGTAAATAGATTAATGCAGCAATCTGGAGTAGATGTTATTTCTGATTTGAGTGACATATATTCTGACCCAAATAGAAAAGCAGAATTAGATGAGTTAAAAGGTAAATTCCCTAAGCAGTTTAATCTTGCTGAGGCGTTAGTAGATGCTCAATCAAAAGAATATGAGAAAGTAAATGTTACTGATGCTACTGCATATATATCACCATATATGTACAGATCTCTTATGACTAGACTCGGAGAGGACTATTTCACTCCAGAAATGAATGAGATATTTGACATTCTTGAGTCTGATGATTTCTCATGGATGAATGATCCTACTAAATATGCAAAAGTAGAAGATCTTGCAATTCACCCGTTAAAGATGGTTTACTTTGGAGAATCATTCCAGAATGGATTGAATATTCCTAAGCTAAATAAGATGGCATTATTTATACTGCCTAAATTCTTAGCTACTGGAGATTTGAAAACTCTGTATGACAGAATGAATAATCCTGCAGCCGGTCAACAGAAAGTGGATATGGTTGCATTTAGTACTGCTGTTAAGGTTGGTACAGATAAACCTGTATCTATTCATAATGATAAGAATGAACAAGAGTTGTCTGACTTAAGTAAGATGAAGGTCGTTCCTCAATCATTTGACTACTTAAGACACCAGTTGCCAACTGAGCCGCATGAAGGTGCAGAAATGTCAATTGCCACTCAGGTTCAGAAAGCATCTATGGGAAACATAGTAGCTACTGACATCTATCCAAATATAGAAATTAATGGCAAGAAAGGCGCTACTGGAGCTCAATTAGTTCAAGAATGGAATGGAGCAATGTCAGAATTATCTGATAGAGGTAAAATTGAGGTTGAAAAACAGTTTGGTATTAAGGTGGATGAAACTACTGGAAACTACTCGTTTAACACTGAGAAAATGTATAACTTCTTAGCACAGGAAGCAGAGAAGTCTAACATGCCTAGCGACGTTGTTGAGATACTTGGAGAATACGATAAAGAAAATCCAGATGCTAACCCATTACAGGCTTTAGTAGATAACGCATTCGTTGAGTCAAAGATACTTTCTAATATACTTAAAAAGACTGTAGATATCAAGGCTCCAGGTGGAATGTTTATTCAGATGACTCCATTTGGATTAAAACATATGGATGACTCTAGTGCTGCATATAGGATTAATGGAGGAAAGAAATTAAGGTTCTTAAATAGCGATGGATCTATGGATTGCGTAGTATCTATTACTTTATTTAAAGACAGACTTCCACAAGAATTAAATACATATGACGAGAAAGTAAATTGGCTTAGAGAAAACAACGTAATTGGAGAAAACGCTAATCCTGCTGCAATGGGATATCGTATCCCTACTCAAGGTCTATCATCTGTATCTGGATTAAAGATAGTAGATGTACTTCCAGAATTTATGGGAGATACTATTGTATTGCCATATGAATTTACTGCTTTGACTGGATCTGACTTTGACGTTGATAAATTATATATTACTAGGTTAAATTACGAAACATCGTATACTTACGACAAGGACGAAGCTACTGAAAAAGAAAGAGAGGCTGAATATACCACGTATATAAATACTCCCAATTTCTCTCCTAGGGCTAAGAAGGATATAGTTAGGGCAGAAATACCTAATTTTGACGACGATAGAGCTCGAGTTGAGTTCGCTAACAAAAGAGGCTACTTCTATGACATTAAGAATAGCGCATGGGCTACAGTTAGACATGAGGGAGTTGAAAAGACTCAGATGGATGACTCTAAGGCTGATAAATGGAAAGAAAACTCTACCAAGGCTATTCAGAACAGATTTATAGACGTAATGATGGCTGTGGTTACTAATCCTAACAGCGTCAATGAGACTAGAATTCCGTTGGATGCAATGAAGGGAGAAGTATTAAAAACCCTTGCCATAATTGACGAAAAGTCTGGAGGTCAGGTAAAACTGTCTGGTATGGATAAAGCTACTTTATCTTATGAAAGTAAGAAGAAAATAGAATATTCCGGTGGCAAGCAAGGCATACCTACATTTGCATTGGCTGGAGTACATCATGTATTAACTCAGATAGCCAAATTGAGGTTTAAAAATAATGGTACTGTCAATAAATTTGGATTAGCTAATCTTGGTGATATTTACGGCAAAGACGGAGTTAGGATACTGGACTGGTTATCAGCAATGGTAAATGCCCATGTCGATGTCGCAAAGGATCCATATATCATTAGAATGGGAGTAAATCAATATACTCACAAAATGACTTCTTTATTACTCAGGACTGGATATGGAGCAAAGACATTTTTATTCTTAAGTCAGCCTGCATTGAAAGAAGCATATAAGATAATGGATACCAAAGGCAGCGAATATCTATCTGGTGTTAGAAATGCAAAATCAACTACAATTGAAAAGCAGGTAGATTTACTGATAGTTCAATATAAGGAGAATGCTAGGAAATCAGCTAAGAATGACTATGACAGAGCTCAGTTTAAGAAACTGTATAAAGAAGGAAAATATGGTAAAGAAGTAATACAAAATGAAAATGTATTCGATAACCTTAACTTAGTTAATGGATTAGCCAGAAAAGATAAGACATTTGACTATTATTATCACCAATTAATTGCGCTTGAAACATTTAAAGAATTAAGTCCGCTGGCTAGTTCACTTGCAGAAGTAGTTAAGTACTCGCAGGTAGATACCAAGAAGGCTGGTAATTCATTCTCATCTCAACGTCTATTCTTCAATAAAGTAAAAGAACTTATATCAACTAAGTCTTCATTTGCAAATCTTCCTGAGTTGTTCTTAAACACTTTCATTTATAAGAAGTTACAGAATAGTGCTGGTCTTGCTGCTAAATTAGGACAAGGAGTATTATTTAGAACTACTAAGTCTGTAGAGATTTCTGCAGATAAAGTATTAGCAGCAGCTGGTAGATATGGACAGGATAATAGAGAATTAATATCTAAAGTTAATAAGTATATAGACTCTAAGATTAAATCTGAGTTCTTTGACAAATTAGCTGAGGATAGAGGAGTCAATGTTCCTGGACTGTTCTTTGGCAGTAATACAATTGCAAAGAGATTATTTGCTATTCAGCAGAAATTTCCACAGGAAACGCAGGATAATGTATTCTTACGTGGAATGTCGGCAGAAATGTATGCTCCATTTGAACAAGAAAGACCAGATCATATTAGACCTAGAAACAACAATACAAATGAACCAGGTTTAGTAGAGGAAATTAAACAACACTTTAGTTCATTATTAGATAGCCAGAATGCAGAGATAAAGAAATTTGCAGAAGACTTCATATTGTACCAATTTTACAGTACTGGTGACAATCATGCTTCAAATACCGTTAAAATATCTGAATATGATAGACGCGACTTAAGTATACCTACAGAGGATGGTGGCACTATGAGCTACTACGATTTTGTTAGAAACAAATTAGGTGATTTGTCTAATATGGATGAAGCTTTAACTGATACTGATTTGCAGGACATATTTATAAACAAATGGTATGATAAGGACTTAGTTTCTACTGTAGAAAACTTCACTATGGACTCAGATCCAGAAGTTGATGATGGCAAACCATTTAAGGTGCTTATGCCTCAGATAATGTCTACTAAAGGGATCGATGGAGTGCAATATCCATTATCATTTGTTAATACTAAGTCATGGCCATTATTTGGGAAAGACGAACAAGGAATTGATACTTATTATCATGCTCCGTTTGTCAAATTACAATTCTTCCCAGAAGAAGGAAATCCATTCCACGTATTATACAAATGGGTTGGAAATGTTCCTACTGATAGTGAAAAGAGTCCATATCAACCAATGTATATCGCTATTGACAAAAAAGGTAGTAAGAAAGATGCAGTTTCGGTTGTAGAGCATAACTCTGATAAGTCAATGATTAAGGCTAATATATTACCTCAGTCATTCAATGGAGTTAATAAAATTACTGGAGCTGAATATGCTCAAGCAAGAGTTTATGCAGAGGAATATAATAGATTACTTAATAGTCGTAGAGAGCAGAATGAACTATTCAATTTCGATGATGAAATATACGATCCATATAATTTAGTAGAAGATATATCTAGTACTGAATTAGAATCTGTAATTAGTTCTGCCGTCGAAGTGGCAATTATATCTGGAGATTATACTATAGCCAACCTAGAGCAGATGCTTGATACGTATGATAGCGTTCCAAGTGAGGCTATGAGACAGGCTAAGTATGAATTCGCTAAACGCATTTTAGAGCGATCTGACGAACTCACTCCTTCGACTGACATAATTAATCAAACTGGAGAAGAAAGTGTCTTAGAAGCGATTAAAACAAGCGTGGAGGCCTATCTACGACCTATTTTAGAGGCCAACAAAGCAGATGAACGAGAACCTCTGAGTTTGGATTTTGGTGAAAATATAAAAACTATTTCTTTATCTAATATTAAATACTCCAGAGATTTAGTAGAGAAAAACCCAAAAACTATTTATGTGTTTACAGATAATACTGATAGAACTTCTGGTACTACGCCAAATGTAGGGGGATGGTATGCGAAGAAATACGGAGAAGGATTGTCTTTTGGATCAGTCAATAATCCTACTACAGCTGTAATACGAGGGGCTAATAACGCATTCCCAATTAGTACTATGAAGTGGTTTTATAAAAATCATAATGTTTCTGTAAATGATGCTAGATGGATAGATTCTGATATTGTTCAATTTAAATCAACTATAGATGATGAAATAAATCAGATAAAAATAGCTCTATCGACTGGAAATTATGACAATGTTGTAATCCCTAGCGGAGATGGATTTTTTAATTCTAAAATAGCAGATATATCAAAAACAAGAACACCCGTATTATATGATTATCTAAAGAATGCGTGGTCTAATTTTGAAAATGAAATATCTAGGAAAGACAATACTAAAAGTGCTGTTTCAAATAAAGAAGCAGTATTAGAAATTACCTCAAAAGATAGAATTATATGGGCTCATCCTGGAATAGGTAAATCATATGCCAAAGAACAAGGAGAGGATATAATAGTATTGGATGACGATTACAAGGAAGAACATAGGGCTCTTATTAAAATGAAAAGAGATGGTGCTCCTGCTGTTGAATATGAACAGGCTCTGTTAGATTATTGGAATAAGGCAAAAGAAGATGCAAAAGAATCTGGTAAACAGCTGTTTGTGTCTGATCTTCCTATACTGAAAAGGTTCCCAGATGATTTTGACAAGGTATTAAATATGTCTGACGAAACATTTGCTAAACGAAGCGAGCAGAGAGGAGAGGTGTGGGATAATGAAAATGCAAGTTGGAAAGTCGCTATTAACGATGTAATGGGTACTTTAGACCAAAGTAAAGTAGTTACTACTGACAGATATATGTCTGATATACTAGGAACTAAAGAAAGCATATTGCCAACTCTTGCCCCAGTAGCTCAATCTGAAATAGAAAGAAATGTAAATGACATTGCTAAGTTTAGAGAAGCACAAGGACTAAACGTAAAAACTGTAGAGGAATTGTGGTCTACTTATAGATTTAAGATAGCAAGGAAAGCTCCTGGAACTACAATGGCTGACATACAAAAAGTGTCCGATGAAATTGGATTAGATAAATTAGAAGAATATATCAAAAAATGTTATTAATAAAATGTTATAAAACGAATTATGAATTGCGTAAACATTAATAGTAAGGACTTTAAAGGTCTTTTAAAAGAAACAGGACTACCTTCTCTCCTTCTGGAGACGAGGGTAGCTCAGTATCAGGATGAGAATGGGATAGATTCCTGGCCTTCTGCAGATGACGTTAGATCATCCAGACTAACTCATACTGATAAAGTACGAAAAGAAATAAATAGTAAACTTCCGTCAGAGGTTGCAAATTCTATAAATATAGTAGATAAAGTTCCAAACGAGATCCTCGGAAGAGATGATTTATATTTGTCTATTAAAGGTCTACTTGAAGATAAAGGAATTACAGACCCATTACTAATAAATTGGGTTGGAATAAACAAGGATGTCATAGGGAATATAAAAACTATAAGAGATTCTGAACATTTACAAGAGCTTGTTCAATCCTCATATGACAAAAAATCGAACAAATCTAACTACGAAGAATTCAAAACTAATAAGGTGGCTTCTGATAGTTTTGACGAATGGGTTGAGGCATTAGAAAAATATCCATTAGTGTTTAGAGATATAATTCTGTCTCATGCAACAAAATATATTACAAAAGTAGATAGAGAGTCTAAATATGTATTAAGTCTTAGTAAGGTCGCACTTACAAATACATATGGAACTCTAGTAAATAAGCCTCACGAGGCTAATAGGCTTGGTAAAATATATGATGAAGAGGCCTTAAAGTCTACGTCCGATGCGGTTGATCACGAACCATCTGCAAGTGGTAATGGATATTGGGTTCACGTCCCTATGACTCCATCTGATTCTGAAATGGAATTTGAATCATATTCTGATTTGAAGAAAGCCATAGTTGGGCTAGAGGCAAAAGTGAATCGAATTGAAGAATTAAAGTCTGCTCCTCCTAAATTTTACAAACAAGAGCCTAGCTTGACTGGAGAAGCTGTTAATGAATATGGATTTAATGATTACTCATATGTTAGAGTAGAGAGCACTTATAGTAGAAGCGGAAATGGGTATGAGAGTGAATTAGGAAGAGGATACGAAGGGTATTATATTCATGGATACAATACGGATAAAAGAAAAAACCTAGATACTAAAATATTGGCTATCTCGAAGGAACAGGCAGAAAAAATATGGTCTGACGAACTAGCTAGATATCCTAATTCTAAATATGACGCACATGATAGCAATGAGATTCTCAATTTGCCTGTATTTATTCTAGAATTAAACAATTTAAAGAGATATTTAGCTAATACTAGTGAGGAATCATGGTCTAAGCGTAATGACATTTTTAATGAAAATGTTTCATTACTTAAAAAACTATCTCCTAGTACTTGGTGTACTTCTGGTTCTATGACCAAACATTATGTTAGAAACTACGATAATTATCTTTTGATAGTTAATGGAGTAACTGTTGTAGGAATAGAGGCTTCTGATGAGACAAATGAAAATGGCAAGATAAATGTAAATGAAGTAACTTCTAGAAACAATAACGGCATAGCATCGATAGATCATCTTGACGACACATTAGCATTTTTTGAAAAACACAATCTAGATCCAGATAATAGCACAATAAAATCCGCACAAAATAAAAAAGACCTAGGAAAGAACGATAAAGATGTTTCCAGGGATAATGACTACGACGAGAATGATTTTTGGGGAGATCAAGAATTCAATATGGATCATGATCACAACTATGAACCAGACTACGATCCGGAACAGGAGATGTATGATTATGCTAAATCTAATATAGATAATTTTATACTTGAAAATCATATTAATAACGCAAGGGAATTTCTTAACGCCAATCCAAGTCGCGTAATTTTCGAAGGGTTAGTATATTATGCTCCAGAGTATCTTCAAACTAATGACGAAGTTCAAGCATACGTTGGAGCTACAATTGAACCTCATAATATTATTTATGCTGGAGTAGGAACTGACTATAGGGATAATATAGTTAGGTATATCCTTAATAATTATCCAAAGATGTATGAATATCTTGGAGCCGAGGAAAAATTAAATCCAGAATATAAGGATTTATATGATTCATTTTTAGAAAGACAAGAAGCTGCTATAGAGGCAGAGAGAGTAAGGGTTGCAAATTTAACTCCAGAGGAGCGAGAAATGGAAAACGTGATTAACAGGAATCTACCATTCTCAAAAACAAATAACAACTCTATACAGGGATATTATGATCCGAAGACAGATAAGGTTATAGTTGTAGCAGAGAATACCCCGGTAAATGAATCTAGCAAAGTCGCAATACACGAGGTAGCTCATAGGGGAATGATTAGAATGGCTAGAGAACTTGGTGGCACCGAAGAATTACACACTGCTCTTATTTCTTCAAAGAAACAACTCATGGAGAAATTGCCAGATCTATTAAAAAGAACTGGGCATAACACTCTTGATGAGTTAATGACTGATTATGGATTTAACCCAGAATCAAAAGAAGGCGAATTGAAGCTTCTTATGGAACTTTCTGCCAGATGGTCGGAAACATTAATAGACAAGCCTAAGCCGTCTTGGTGGAAGAAATTACTTGGATCTATTAAGAATTGGCTTAAAAAATTCGCAAATATAACATTGTCTGAGTCTCAGGTAGATGAACTTGTTGGTGGATTTGTTAAATATGGATCTAAAGAGAATGTAGAATCAATTAAAGATAGCCAAACTATAAATGGAGTTGCTGTATCTAAGTCAATAGATGCTATATATCAAAGAAACTTAAATAAAATTCAAACTGGCGTAGATTCTCTGAATAAAGAATATGAGAATAAGCCTATATTTCAAAAAGACTATTTAAGACTTTCAAAAGAATATAATGATATTGATGGTAAAAATAGCGTATCTAGAATAGAAATATATAAAGTATATAATCCTTCCGCAGAATATGGCAATCCTAGTGATGTTTATGTTCGATTTAAGGCAAAGGACTGGGCAAATAGAGAGGCCTATGATGCTGCTGAAAAGGAGTACAAAGACTCAAAGAACGCACCATTTACCGAAGACGCTAAAATTCAAATGACCACCGGAAAGCCAGAGCAGTTAAATCTTGAGTTTCCGGCTAAATTAGCAGAATCTCAGAAATGGACTAAAAATAGAATGTCCAGATCTACTGTAAATGCAATCGGGTCTATAGCCAATAAAATTAAAAATAGATTTGGTATAGATTTCCAAATAGTTTCAATGGAAGAAGGAATTAGATTATATAATCTTAATACTTCTACAAATAAGCAAATTAAGAGAGGTGATTTATTACTTGGATTCTACGACCCTCAGAAGAACACTGCATATCTAATAGGTAGTCGATTAAACAGAAATACTACAGTTCATGAAATGTTTGGTCACCCATTCTTGGAGATTATAAAAGCTACTCCTGAATTGAAGTACATTTACAATCAATTAGCATTAGAGACAGTCCGTCACTACAAAGAGCTGGCTGAAATAAACTCTATTTACAAACAATTTGCAGATGCTGAAAGATTAGACGAGTCCATTATACATGCATTAGAAGGGAAGATTAGTGAAAAGACTACTCCTCCTGGACTAAGAAGTGCAATTCATGATTTCTGGAAAGCTATTACAGACTTCTTTAAGAAGTTGTTTAGTAAAAGAGATTTTGTTGAAGAGATTAGACCTGATGCTACATTAGAAAGACTTGCAGATTGGTTATTGTATGGTGAAGATCAACTTAGTTTAGTTGGTGGAAAACAAAGAACTATGATGGAATCTGAAATCAATCAGGTTCTGGACAAATTAGATCCTAAGAGATTGGGCGAGTTTACTCAAAGAAAGATAACTTTGAATGAAGCTGTCAAATTTAACAATGACGTTACTGGCGAGTTGGCCAGAGAGGCTATGGTTAATGATGGAGTATACGATATGGAGTATATACGTGCAAATGTATTGTCTAAATTGACCAATGTTAATTTTGGAACTAAATCCATAGAATATGCTAGCGGCAATCAAATGGCTACATTCGAGTACAATGATATGGGTAATTCTATACTTATAACTGACATTTCTATAAAAGATAAGTCTAGTAGAGTAGATATACCATTCATAGTTCTGTCTATTGTTAACTCACTAGATAGAACAAATCACAATGAAGTGCTACTTAGAATTGACAAAGATACTAAAGCATATGAAGCATTGACCCAAGTAATAAAAGAAGACGCCATATCCTGGAAATCCGTGGATGGAGATAATTATTTAGTATTCAGTCAAGATAATAATAGGATAGCCAACATGGCCGCTCTTGGAAGAAAGTCTAGACTTAGAAAAGCTGCTGCTTCTATAGTAATACCTGGTGCTACTAGCAAAGAGACTTCAATGCCTACTAGTGATGAGACCATGTTAAGCAATGCTGAAACGTTGATGCACGATATTAAGGTTGGTTTGAATGTTCGATTAAAAACTCTTGAGAGAAATAAGAATATAGATGCCAATACGAAGGATGAGATTAGCAGGCTAGTTAAATCATTGGAGAATAATAACGTAGCCACCAATGCAGTTAACTTTATTAAGTTCGCTAGCATAGATGTTTCTAAATCTGCAGAAAGATTAGAGAATATGTTTAATGCCATGAAAAATGGAGAGGACATATCTAACTCTGATGTTAACTATATTGAGAAATACTTCTTGCCATTGTACGAAAAGACAATGACTTCTATCCATGAGATATATCAAGCCAAGGACTATGGTATATTTAAAGGATTATCTGCTCATGTTATAAACGACCTCATACACAGAGTTTCTGAGGTAAATAAGACTGTTGATGATATGAATAGAATTGTTAATATCATAATTGACAAGAATTCTACTAAATTATTCTCAGATATCGCAGATGATGCAGAATCTCCTACGATGAAAGACGTACTTATGAGAAGTAGAGAGGTCTCTTCAGACTTACCTGCGCTTGGAGTATTCTTTGGTAGTATGGATGACAAGAAATCTGAGCATTTAAGAGCCTTAGATAAGCTAGTTGTTGATGTTCAGACTCAAGTTACTAAAATAGTAGCTACTGATGGAACGCTATCGGATCTTGCAAATTCATTTACGCATCTGAAAGGAATAAACCCAACTACTACTTATAAGGAATTCATGGAGCACGTTGATGGTAAGGCCACTGGATATGCTACTTCTGATTTACTTAGAGGTCAGTTCAATAAGGACCTTGCTAATTTTAGAAAAGAACTTGCTAAGAAATATGGATTAGTTGGTGAATATACTACTCCTACTGATTTAGCTGAGTATAAGAAATATATAGAGGAATTAGATGACTGGAAATCAGAACATGCAGAAAGAATGTTTATGCCAGAATATTATGAGGCAAAGAAGGTTCTATCATCTGAAGCTGCTGAAGCCCTGCATGAGGCAAAAGAAAATCTAGCTTCATTTGGATTAGCATTTAAAAATGAGGAAGGATTCTTGGATACAAGACTTATGACTCCTGCTGAATTAAATGCATATCATGAACTTAGAAGACTAAAGAATAATCTTACTTCTATCGTATATCTGAATGGTGAAGAGAAGATGCCTGGTGGATTAGATAGACAGATTGCTAATGAAATATCTGAATTCTATAAGAAAATCAATAAAGGTATTGACTATCAGACTAGAAATGAGTTATTTGATAAGACATATAAAGAAGTATTAAAAAACATGTCTGCTGAGGATGCTGATCTTTGGTGGAAACAAAATACTAAAATATCATTTGAACAGAAATTCTGGGATCAATTGACCTCAATGGAAAAGAATCCTCAGATACCTGTATATGACGACTTGTATGAGAAGAGAAAGGCAATTCTAAACTTATATAGAAATCAGGATACTGGTGAGGTTCCAGCTCAATTATTAGAATCTATTAGAAATACAAAAGGAGAAACTCTTGCAGAGACTGTTAAGAAGCTTGATTTGGCTATGACTAATGCGAGACTTCAATATCCTCCAAAGCCTGGATTAGGGTTCAAGGATATAGCTAAGATTGAGCCATCTGACGAATATAAGAAGCTATTGAGATCGGTGGCTAATGAGGCATTAACAAATCCTCAGGCCATGATAGACTTCGATAGAAGAACTACATATGTAGATTCTAATGGATATAGACAATTATACTCTCATTGGACTAAGCTTATGCCTAAGGATGCTAGTATGATATTTAGTGAACCTAATTCTTTGTGGTCTGAAATGGATCCTCAGTCTGAATATATCAATAAGAACTTTGATATAGATGAGTCGGAAGAAGGAATGGTTCCAAGAAGAGACAAGTATGACAATTCTCATGCATATAATAGAATGCGTAACAACCCTTCTAAAAGAGATTTCCATGATAAATTGATATCCGCATACGAAAAGGCTAATTCTAACTATGACTATATACAAAGACCGTCTAAATACAGACTGGCGCAGATTCCTGGAAAGTTCTTCGAAAGAGTAACTAAAGGAGATAGATTCTTGTCTGGACTTATAGAAGCATTGAAGGATCAGGTTAGATGGAGACCATATGACTATATAGATGGAGATTACGACACTAAAGGAAACTATGGAGTTGACGGAAGTAAGGTAAGGTTTGTTCCTACTAAATATAGACAGATGCTTGATGATAGGGATTCAATATCTAGAGATTTACTTGGAGCTTTCGAAGAATATTATAAAGCTGCGGTTAACTTTAGTGAAATGTCTAAGCATGCAGACGACATAGAGACTATGTTGAGTGCTATTAAGAGACTGTCAGTAAAGGATAGTAAAAATAAAGAGATAAAAGGACCTGGTCAAAGCAATATATATAATAGAGCTCAGAACTTTGTCTCGAATACTGTTTATGGAGATCAAATGGCTAACCAATATGGAATGAAAGTTCTTAAAGGTACTAGGTCTATATCAATGGCTAAACCAGTAAGAGGGTTTGTGAACTATGTAAGGAAGCTTGTATTGTCAATGAACGTCCCTTCTATTGTTGGTAACTTTACCGCTTCAGCTGTGAATTTAAAAACAGAGGCTGTATGTGGAATATGGTTGAATAATGGTGGATTAAACAAAGGAATGAGGGAACTAGCATTAGCACTTCCTAGTTTGGTCACTTCCGATTTGCATTCTTATTCTAACAATAAGCTAATAACGTTCATGAGAGCTCTTGAGGTAACTAAATCTCAGCACAGGGATATGCAGAATTTGCATGGACTATCGTTTACAAAGAACTTATTATCCAACTTCCATTACGGACCATATACTGCTGGTGACTTGGCTGTAAAAGGACCTATGATGGTAGGAGTATTAAGTAACTTTAAAATGTTTGAAGATAAATTCTATTCTAGAGAGCAATTCATAAAAGAAAGGTTCCCAGGAAAGAGATCTGAAGGAGAATTAGTATTTGATGCTATGGACAATAATATGTACGATGCATTTGAAGTAAAGGATGGCAATTTGAAGATTAAACAAGCCTATGCGGGAGCCATGGACGAAAGAACATGGAATTATGCAGCAAATGTAATTCATAGTTTAGGAAGTAAGTTAGACGGAACATTAACTCATGCAGATAAGAGTGCTTTGCACGCAGATGCATTTGGATCGGCATTTACCTTAAATAAAGGCTGGATGCAGGTTGCAATTAGACAGAGACTATCTTCTAAAAAATGGAATTATAGACTAAAGCAAATGACTGCTGGTAATCTTAGAAATCCAAAAACTTCAACTAAGATCTTAATGAGCTTTTTAGCCGAAAAATTAGGAGAGCTTGGAAAATTTAAATTGCTTCATTTAACTAAAATGAATGGAATGCAAGACAGTTTTGAGCCAAATGAATTGTATAACTTTAGAAAAACCTTGACTGACGTATTAATGTTGATTGCAGTATCTGCGGCCACACTATTTGCTGGAACAATGACTGGCGGTTCGGATGACGACAAAAAAAGGTCTTGGGCTATGTTCCTGTATGTAATGATTATGAGAACGAACATGGAGCTTGGATCTACATTATCTGCGGTTGACGCAATAGGCCTGATTCAGAATACCACTACCGTTCAAGGTCCAATCACGGAACTAAAGGAAATATCAGATGGTATATTTGACGGAACATTGTTTACTCAGGACGTGCAATCTGGTAGATATATGTATATTCCTAAATGGAAGAAATCACTTATTAAACTTACTCCAGGATATAGAAACTATTTCCAGAATTTTGTTAAGCCAGATTTAAAAGCAAATGCTTATTTTATGAGTAAAAATATGTCGGGTATCTACGATTTAACTCAAGGCGTATGGAATCTTATAGATCCTGTCAAGAGCAATAAAAATGAGATAAAAGACTTAGAATATCAGAAATTCGAGAACAAAAAAATGATAGACAAGAGTGAAAATACTTATAAACCACTTGGATATAAAGAAACTGAGCAAGATAAGAGAGATACTAGAATCAACAAAAGGAAAAAAGCAATGAAGTCTCGCGGAATCAATATGAAGATAAAACATTTGAAGAAAGAGGAATAATCGTGGTTTATGCTGCAAGGAGTTGAAAGCGAAAGCAAAAAAACAACAAAGTATAAAAGCCGGTGCATATTAATTTATGTATCGGCTTTTTCTTTTAATCCCAATCGCTTCTCAGTGAAAAGTTAGTAACGTATTGCTTTCCTTCTTCTTCGTCCTCTAGGTAATCCTCTTCTGGTAGTATCTCTTTCGAAATATCCATTTTTGGATTTACATATAGTGTGTCGAATAGGATAGAATTTACAGGCATATCCCAAAACTTCAGTATTTTTACTTTTATTTCTGGCGCCAAATTGAACGCTTTATTTTTAAGTATTAATTCTAAACTTGAGCTATATTCCTCTGCTATTCTTAAAGCATATGATTTTACATATATTCCTGATAGTTGGTATGACGAAATCTTTTCGAGCTCTGACTTGTCTTTAATAGTTGCGACTTCTCTTTCCCTAAATAGCAGTGTATCAAATACTATGTGTATATGATTGTCTAAATAAGGCTTGTTAATGTCGTAATGAAATGCATTTACTAAAGCTTTTGAATATCCTTCTAAATAGTCCTCTGCTCTTTTGTCCTCTATTGATACCAATGGCAGCAATAGAAACAAGGATAGATTGTATTCTTCTTTAATATTCATTTAGTAATGATTCTACACCATCACCTTCGTAGTATTCTCTCGTGTAATCCCACATATTTTGACTGTTATGCCAATCAATTTCTGCTAAGATTTGTAATATTTGTTCTGATTTGTTAGTAATAACTGAGTCTGGTACGCTAAACACTCTACATGCACAGTTTCCATTATTTTGAATGGCTACTATGTTTGTTTCATGTTTGTAGTCGAATATATCAATATGTAATTCGTTAGTAAAGTACCAGTAAATTGCAGCCCAATAGAATGCCATTTGTCTTCCATAGTCGTATTCATTAAATGATTTTGCAAATGCGTTAACATCTGCAGTGGTCTTAATGTCTACTAATTTGACTATTTTGTTTTCATGGTCTATTATCAGTCTGTCAATTAAGGATTTACATTGTATGGTGTTTCCACTTTTCAATGTTATATCCCAATTTATGTGAAATTCATTATGAGCTTCAAACTTCGGTGAATTCCCGTTATTAAATAAGAGTTCGCTTGCCTTCTTATGAAGTTGAACGTTCTCTTTTGTTTTCTTTAATGAATTCAGTGCCGACCATGTGATTGTAGTTCCAGAGTTGCCCCCGGCTCGTAACCACTTAATATACGACTTCAATTTTAAGGCCATTTCTAGCCCTTTCTTGCCTATCTCTTCTTCAGGTCTACCATTTGTACTATAACTATCTTTAAATGCCTCAGAAGCCTTTAAAATGGCTGTGGGGGCTATGCTAGCTATGTATTCCTGGCAGAATTTTTTCTGTTGAGGGGAAGTAGGTGTTTCGAAGTTTAATATCTTATATGTCTTCTTAAATTCATCTGGTTGAAGCAAGTACATATGGGTCATTGTCCCATTCTCCATTGCTTTCGTTGCTGTGAAGACTTCTTTACCATCTATCATATCCTTGAAGTATCTTGGACTTGCTAAAAACCACCCTAATGAGCTATTGCTCACTCTGGAATTGTCTTCGTAATATGGTATAGTTATATTCATCTTCTTATTTAATTATTTCTACTTTATTTCCAAGCTTCGAAGTTAAATCTTCTATGATTTTTGTCAAACGTTTAATTTCATTCAATCTGCTGTCTGCAATTAATTCTAACGCGATTCGTTTTTCTCCTAATACTGCAGAGGATTCTTTTAGTAATACTTCTTTGATCTTTAAATCTGCATCAAATACTTGTTTTTTCATATCAAGTTCTTTTTGTAAATTCGAATTTTCAAGTCGAAGTTTTTCTCTTTCTCGTTTCAAATTATCTTCGTAGTATATATTGTCTTTGTCTGACCAAAAATTAGTTTTTCTTTTTTCGAATTCTAATTCTTCTGCCTCTCTATTTAATTTGTACTTCAGCTCATCTAATTGTTTCTGCAACTTTTTAGATAGGAAATTATATAAAAAATTCTTTTTCATGTTCTTTGTTTTTAAATGTAAATTATAAAGAGTAAAACCTGTACATTCACATGCATTTTGTAGTACTCTTTATAAAAATGGCTAACCCTTTTTCAACTTAGTATGCCGTACTAAATATTGTAGACTTTCGTCTTAGTTACCTATCCGGGACACACTCCCGGTTCACTAATCGCTATGAGGTATTTTATGGACGCTGTAAACAGTTGGTCACTTAGCTCTGTATCATTGCAAGCAAGCATTTATTGAATATCACACATATTGAAATATGTGATTATTTATCTAATATCTGCATCGCTGCTCAACTATACAATTAGTAGCATTGTCAATGTTGTGCTTAATAGGCTAGATAATAAAGTTTTAATTTCAAATACTGGATTTGAGTATTAATGTTCTTCATTATCTAATTCGTCTAGATTCATATGAGTAATATTATTACCCAATGGTCCAGCTGAATGGTGTTGATTTATTGTTTTCATTGTTATCTCCGTTCTGGAAGATTTGAAATATGTCGGACTTCTTTATTCCGTTCATAGTACTATCATCCGTAAATAAAGCAAACTTAATATCTATGTTCTTTTCAGCACATAACTTGTATATCATTGCGGCATTTCGGTCTATTGAACCGTCACCATCAGAAATAACAAGTAGATATTGTTTTGCTTTAGTCTTTTTTAATAATTGTAATTTTTGAATTGTGCTTGTTTCCATATCCGTTCCATTTCCTCTAGGGAAAGAATCAAGGACTTTCTCTTTCAAGTCTTTCTTTGATTTAATAGTCTGAGGTCCATAAGATCCTCCTGGATATAAATTTGTATCCCAGAATGTGTTTTCGAACGTAATGTTCATTTTTTCACAATCTTCGTAAATTCTTTCAAGTAATAGATTTCTCCATTTATTGAAACTTGACATACTTGGTGAGAAGTCGATTATAGTATTCATAAAGCGATCCGCGGGGACGCTCTGTTTGCAATAAAGTTCTCTGTTAACTATTTTTTTCATTAATAGTCCTCGAGGTTTCACAAATTCAATTGCCGATACCTTTTGCAAGTCCGACATCTTTGAAATTGGTTGAAATTTCTTCTTTGTTGCGTCTGAAGTTTTAATCGACTCAAACCATTCTTCTAACTGCTTGTATGCTGATAATGCTTGCAATGGATTCTCTGGGCCTTCTGGTGGTTTATGGCCACTTCCGCCTTTCGGTTCTTTCTCTTCCATCTGTTTCTTCATTTCTTTTTCAGTTGGAGCTTCTATAGTAACATCTTTGTACTGATTGTACATTGAAGTTATAGTTTTGTCCAGTATACTTCCCTCTTCGTATTTGGCACCTTGGGCGATTACGTCCATAGCTCTAGATACATCCTTAAGGGTTTCACTTGGTTCTCCATCTGGTCCTTTATGAAAAGACGTTTGAGTTTCATATCCTCCGACATTATTATAAATACTCGGAAGAACAACTTTATCAAAATTTTGAAGCATAAAATTCGTAGAGGCCTTCTGCGGATTCTTAACTCCTGTTTCTTTTTCTTCGCGAGTCATTCGGTCTAGTTCCGATTTCATTGCTTTTTTAGTTGAAACTATTTTGAAACATTGTTCTTCTGTGAGATTATATTTTACGTCTGCTAAGCATTGATCATTGTTATGACCTGCTATCATTATGCTGCTTTCTTTAGAAGTAATTGTACAAATTCTTCAATTTCCGAATCTACATTATTTGGAATTTTTGCTCCATTCACAAAAGCATTTCGCATGATTCCTAAACTGTGATTAATGTCCATGAACGAGTCATAATCTCTTATTTCCTCGGCTTTCACGGCACTCTTCGTAGTTACAATGGATTCAAATAATACTTTGTTGTGGTCGATATTCGACTTATTTTTCAAATAATTAATTACGGGTAACATAAAGTTGTTGGTAATCTTCTCATCGTAATTACGAGTCTTGATTATCTGCAAATCTTTAATGTATTTTGACATTTCCAATACTTTACGCGGAGTATAGTCTGCCATATCATTGATTGTCTCAACGATTGCTGCAAGTTTTGCTCCATCAAAATTTGGATAGCGATTCAACACAAGGCTGGCGGTATTCAATTTTGTCATTTTGTACTGTACTTTTAATGAAACTGGAAAACGTTGAGTCAAAGCTTCTGTAGAGTCATCTTGGATAACTTCTTCATAAGTTTTGTTTGTCAGACCAATGATAATTTTGGTTTTCATTGGAAAGCGTTGGTTTCCGTTTCGGATTTCTTTCGAAGTCAATGTGTCTTTCAATGCAGCCAAAACACGTGGATTGGCGTCAAATATTTCCTCGAAAATTACGATTTCTTTATTTGCAAAAGAGTTTTCGCAATTGTATTCGATTACGCCGGTTTCAGTCATTTGTTTAATGTTGATACCGCCGAACAGATCTTCTTCTGTTGTTGCTTCGGAAAGAGATTTAATAAATACTCGTTCCTTTAATTCCGGACAACTAAAAAGCATATCCATAAATTCAGATTTACCAAATCCACCTTTGCCATACAATATGAGATTCATATCATTAGCAAGAGAGTTCTTGATTACTTCTGAAACGCCGGAAGTGTTAATAAACTTCTGACTTAATGTTTCATATACTTTGTTAGTTGTTTTGTACTCGTGTAATCGAATATCACCGAATTGTTCGATAATCTGTTTTTTCAATTTTCGGAACTTACGTCCGTCCAATTTTTCTTCTCCCCAAGAACCATCAGTCAGCGATTTACCGCTATCTTCAATAATGAATTCCATAGAGTTTTTGTCGATTAAAACAAGTTTGTTGGTTTTGATACCGAAGAAGTTATTAATTTCTTCCGGGGTAATCAAATATGTATTTTTGTTATCAGTTTTGATAATCATTTGATATAATTTGTAAATTTGTTAATAATAATACTTATTTTCTCTGCCCCTATCTAGTCGGGCATACAGGTCTCGCTCCTGTAACACTATTTCTAATGCTTAACTTCCGAGCTAATGCCCTTCTGTTTAATTAATCATTTCTTCAAGGACAGTTAATGCTTTCACATATCCTATTTTCTTGACTAAATCACTAATGTCCTTTGTTTTGTGTTTCTTATTTATAAAGATCGCATGGAAATTATATTCAGAGCATAACTGCCTTGCAAATTTCATTCCTGTTTTATCTCTATCATAAAAAACTAATATTCTTGTGAATCTTGATTTTAAATTGTCTATAACCGCTTTTGGTATGATAGTGCTTTCGCTCGAAGGAGCAACTGCATTATATCCCAATTCTTTTAGCACCATAATGTCTTTTAAAGACTTAGTAATAATTAATAAGTCTCCAGATTCGGGCAATTGCTCAAATCCAAATATGTCTAGTGCGCTAAGATTTCCTCTCCACTTGTTTAGCTTCGTTTCATACGGTTTGTAAATTTTAAACTTGTTAAATACTTTATAGCAATACATTGGGTTATCGTTTTCATATTTGGATTTTACCAAATTGTCAACTAGGTATTTTTGTATAGGGTCTACCTTGTATAATTTCAATGTATCTGCTGTTATACAGAACTGTTCCCAGAACTCCTTATCTACTTGCGTAAATGGCTTTCTGACTACAGCTATGTGTTTTTCCTTTGCTTGATAAGTTCTCTTCTTATCTGTCATATTATCCGATAAGGACTCTATTGACATATCGTCAAAGACTATCTTTAAGGTCTCACTGTATGTTGATAAGTTTTTGTATTTTTTTACAAAATTAAAAACGTCTCCACAATCACCACTGGCCATATCTTTGTAAAGTAAGGCCCCGGTCTTGTTGCTAACAAATATTCCAAAAGACGGATTTTTATCGTCTCTTAGAGGACTGTTATATATATGACCAATCTTGAAATTACCGATATATTTAGCGAAAATGGCATATTCTGTCGTCTTCGATAAGATATCGGTTTTTTCGATTCTGTTTGTTTTTGGATTAAGTATGACGTTTGTGTTCATACTATTCAATTATTAGAACGGCAAATCGTTATTGGCGACTGTCGGTGTTGCTGTAAATACTTCTGCTGAAGATTTTTCTGCATTTTCTTTATCACCTAATACAGGTCTTTCGAATAAATCAATTGCCAACTTCGCGATTTTACTCTTTTCTGTTGGTATTTCCATTGATTCAATAAACGTATATACAGAGTATTTAGGTAATGAGGTATAACCATTCTGTCCATAGACAATTTTTAATCTAACTAATTTGGTTTTGTCAACCGCATTCATTAAATCAGTTACCCATTTAAAGAAGGCTTCAAATGAATCGTATGAGAAATTACTCAACTGATCCTTTGTATACCATACACTCATTATCTGCAATATTCTTGCGGCTTGTTTATTTGCTTTTTCAGCAAACTCAGCATCGGTCTGGTCGTTGAATTTTGTAGGGATATATTCGGTCTGTGTTAAAGCAGCGCCATCCTTTACAAATTTGAACTCAATGAATAGATTACCGTTTGTTGATTTTTCATTTCTTACTCCAGCGAATTCTACATTCTCATGTATACCAGCGCCCAGAAATGAAACGTCTTTCGATTTTAAATCAAAAGCGTTATTTGTATTAAATATCATAATTTATATCTTTTTAATCGTTACTTGGCAAAAACACTTTATCCCAATAGGTAGTTATCTCATTTTCCGTGTTGGAATCTGCGATTACTATTTTCTGTCCTCTTAAGTGTGGCGCTCTTGCTTCTCTAACTGAATTTACTCCTCCTTCAAACGAAATTAAAGTCTCGTTTGTTTTTCTGTATACATATCCGACTGCGTCTGCTTCTCCGCAAACTATGTCTCCAAGTTTTCCCACTAAATCTATTTGCATTTCTGACAATTCTTGTCCGTCTTTCGTTATTAGCGTATCTTTCGTATGCCCAATCAAAATAAAATGATCGGTCAAATTTCTGAATTCGTCTATTATCGTCTTAACGGCTTCTCTTAAGTAAAGATAACCTGCACCTTTTTCTAATGTTCTCACATCAGTTCCAGTCCAGTTCTTCGCTATAGGATTTTGTTTGTATAAACTAGCGGCATATGGCAAGCACATGTCTTCTAATCTGGTAGCATTGTCTATTGCTATATATTTATATGGTTTAGTTCCTGTTTCCACAATTTTTGCTTTGATTGCCTTCACAATTTCGCCCAAATCTGCGACGCTTCTAGCCTGAACGGCCATTGCTTCTAGAAATTCCGATCCTCCCTCTAAATCTACGATTAAGCAGTTATCTAGGGTTGACAATAATGTTGTTTTTCCAGTTTTTGGCTTTCCAAACAAAATTAAGAATCGCGGGTTTAATACTTTAGGTATACTTTTTATTGTAGGTAATTGTATGCTCATGTGTTATTTGTTTAAATAACACGAAGATATATTTTTTCTGATAAAATTTGAAATTATTTGATATTGTCTGAAACCTTCATGTCATAATATTACTATTAGAACGCTGATTTAATCGTAACTACGATAGTTTTAATTGTTTCCAATTGATAACTAGTGTATCTACTGAACGTTTCAGGTTTTGCATAGCGTGGAATAATCGTGTATCCAACTTTAATGAAATTATCGTAAATTTCAACTAAATTACCGGCTACATACACATAGTTTGCTGGCATGTTGCTTTTGAAACAACTGCAGCCACTTGAGTATGTTCTGATATATGGATTGTATGATTGTTTTGGCTTGCGAGCTTCAGCGAATGCTTCCAGCTTGTCCATTACTGTGTTCCACTCATTTTTGAGATCGTGCACAGGAACGTTACCTTGCAGGAAGTTATTGTTTTTAACCCAATTGACGTCGAATGATTTTGAGGTGCCAAACGTAATAGTGTGGCCCGGTTTTGCATAGTTGATTCCTTTAATCTCTACACCACCTGTGGTATAAAACGGAGCATCCAATCCAGCAACTGTTAATTGTGGATATTTTTCGATCAATTTATTGACCAATGCTTGTTTGTAAATAAGATAAGGATCTACGTTTGCTTTCGGAATTGTTACCGCAAAAGATTTATTATATGTCATGGTTTTTATTTTTTAAATTCGAGTTGTTGTTGTGATTGTTGGGCTTTTTCCGAATCCTCATCCGGTTCTTTCAAATTGTTAAATTTAAGGTCATTGATAAATTTCAATATTCTTAAATCTCCCTCTCTGTTTTTGAGAAAATGTAGATATACGCAATCCTTGACGGGGAGATTGTAAATGCCATACGACATCAAACCGAGTAGTTCAGGCCTGTGTATTACAATTACGTAGTCGCTACCTTGGAAAACTGCATCACTAGACGATAAATCGCTTCGTTGAGGATAATGCATTCCCGAGTTGTTCAGCCTTTCGGGCCGTTCTATTTCTCTATTCATTTGAGAAATTTGTATTATAGAAGTCTTGCCAACTTTCTTTACTTCTATTAATGATTTTTCTAAATCCACTATTATCGCTCTTTCCGATTCTCCAGAAGACCCACGTATTAATAGTGTATGGTCTATTGTTACTACTAGCCATTTGTTTTTAGCTATAGTTGATTGGAAAAATTTGATTGTGTTTTCTATTTCCTGCACACTACCCGCAGAGTCCACATAATATATTGGATACTGGGTTATTTGCTGTGCTACCTTTTCAACGCCTGTGAAGTCTTCTTCGGTTATTAGGCCTTTGTCTGAGGCGGAATATAATTCTGACGTTGTTTTCTTTAATTTATATGATATCTTTCTACCAACTTGGCGAGAGCTTAACATTTCAAAGGAAAATGATAGCATTACTACATCTTCTAGTGGATTTAAATCTATTAAATCAGTTTCAAGGGTATTTACAAAGGAAGATTTACCGGAGCCTGATATGCCCGCTACTGCGTAGATTGCATTTGGCTCGATTCCTCCCATTGCTAGTCGATTAAATTTAGACCATCTCGTTCTTAGTGATCTGACCTTATTCTCTCTTCTATCCTTTATGTACTTTACAATTTCATTGGTTGCAGAAGAGATATGTCTATAGTTCAGAACTTTAGTCGATTTCTGTTCCATATATTTTCTCTGCTGTATGTTGGACTTTTTTGTCCTTTAGAAACTCGTCATATAATAGCCACTCTTCTGCAAGTAGCCATTTAGACATTCGTTTCATATATCCCATCGACCCACTTGATTTTCGAGTTGTTAATTCGAATTTCAAACAGTCTAAAATGTGTTCGTGTTTTGTTTTACTTTTCCCCACGATCTTTTCGTAGGCTTTTCTGCATCTACTTACATCTCCTCTCAGATAGTCTTTCATTCCATCTGGTCTGCTTGTCGATATTGGATATGATTCGTAGAACTCGTCAAAGAAGTTCCTGGTTTTGAACTTATTCTCGAATTCCTCGGTTATCTTTAGACTCGATATGTCCATTTCGTTGTATACCGATTCTTTTGTTAGTATATTTTTGTCTATTAGATTTAAAATGTCTGAATCAACTATATTTATTGTGTTTTGGTATGCACTAAAATTGATTTTTTCTACTATAAATTTAATAAGCATAAACTGATTTGTCGTTATTTTGAGGCGTTTGGCCTCGTCCAAATCTAGTTCTATCAGCATTTTCTTTTTACTTTAAAGTTTAAATTGATTGCTCTGATAAAATCTGATATGATTTGTATTATGCTGCCATTAGAAGCTCTTCTTCTGGCGGTGATTTGCTTAATAAAACATTATCAAATGCTTTCTGCATATCTGGTGAGATCCTACCTCCATAGTTATACATAAATGTGATAATGTTGTTTATATGCTCTGGTGTTAACGTAGCAACTAGTCTCGTTTTAGGAGTTTCTAATAATACTTCGTTTTCGTCATACATTGACGTCCAGTATAAACATTCTTCCGGTGGTAGGCCTTGATCAATTAAGATAGTAGCTTCTTCGGTAACCCATTTTTCAAGCGAGTCTTCGATTAGTCCTAAGTTAATTAATAATTGGCCAATTCGCTGATCTGGATTTTCCTTCCAGGACTTGCGAATAAACTCCGTATCAATTTCTAATACTGGAATTTTCCATTTTTTCTGTAATTCAGACCAATTTACTTTTGCAAGAAAATCGTCTATTCTTTCTTTTGGTCTCATAATTGTTAATTTTAATGAGGACTAGCGGTAGTCTTGGTAATTTTTGTCGGACCCATAGGCTGACCGTCTTTACCGCTAGTTTTTTGTTAAAGCGAGGGGATTGAACCACTCCTACTAATCTTTCTGTCACTGATTAATATTCTCCATTACTTCCTTTTTGTTTAATTTCCAAATTCAACTGAATTGTTGAAGTTTTCAAGTTGTTTTTCAATTGCCAGAATCATTACATCGATTTCCTGTACTTCGTTTGTCACAAATACTGGAGATAAAATAACATTTTTACCTTTGGTTGGCATCATGTTAAGTTTGATTTTTTGTTCTTTTAATTGTTGCAGTGCGTAGATTGAAGGATAAATGCATGTTGCAGGTACTTGACTCATTTCGGTGAATCCCATATTTGCGGCCTGTATTTCTACTTTTACGTCTACTAACTTTTTTGAATCACTAATGATTGCTTTGTACAATCCTTGGATATCGTAATTACGCGGCCCTGAGTCTGCTACGTTTTCAATGCGAATGCGATCCCAATTCTTTTTGATATTGGCAATTAATAATTCGCGTTCTGTAATAAGTGTTTTTGCTGTTTTCATTGTTATAAAATTGATTTTTAATTGTTTGACTTTATGATAACTATTCAGCCTGGTACTTCTACCCCGTCAGTTCAATATCGGAATCACTTCCCTTATTGTATCAAAAGAGGGCTTGCGTTTGACTTCAAGCCCTCTCTGTATGTGTATTTAAATTTAAGAAACAAATCGGCATCCTTATGTAATTCGGAGTTACCCTACATAAAGAATATTCGTTTTCCGGAGTTACCCAACTTATATTTGTTTAATGTGTTCTTATCATCCTTCGACCACTCCAACAACTGTGTTGCGGTTATTCAAGAATGAAGCAAGTAAATCGGTGTTTAAATTTCCACCTCCCATAAATATTTGCATATTTTTTGGCATTGCTCTCTGCTCGATTACACGAATGTTCTCAACAACTTCTCTGTTACGAGATTTTGTATTTTGAAAGTTCGGTTGTGATTCTGTAAGGTGAGCCATATACAAGCTAGTTACAACTTGTTTGCGGTCATTAGTAGATACCAATGCGCCTATGGCTTCGCCACAAAGCCACTGAACGTAAGGTATTTCTCCTTTAGTTTTATGTGCGAGTAGTTTTGCAATAATAATATGCGAACATGATAGGAAGTCTATTTGATTCCCCGAACGTACAAACCAATCAATGAATGGTCCATACTTATTGAATACAACTGTTCCGTCGTTTTTGATTTTGAATGCAGAACTATTTTCTAAGTAGATCTGAATCAATTCAGCAAAACGGTTTTTGTCGAATTCGTCAAAGATTAATTCTTCCGTATTCATGGCGGCCTCCTTTCTGACTGAGATTACTCTCCGTCAAAAGCTTCCACCGACCGGTCGTTTGCTGCGACGATATCCAAAATGGCATCTTTCTGCGCGGTCAAATCAGCGATAATCGCGTCAATGCGGGCAACTTCACTCAAGTTTAGTGCTTTTGTGATTTCGGTTGGAGTTGCAGCATTTCCGAAGAAAGTACGCTTCTTTTCCAAGTCGTAGCCAGTTGGTAACTCTTCAGCCTTCATAACCAGTTTTTCTGCCAAGCCGACTGATAATTCTGCCTGACCACCGTTAATCACCACAACATCAATATTGCCGGACATTTGTTTATGCGCTACAGTATTAACTTTAATGTGTTTGATCGTGAAGCTATTCACCGGGATTTTAATCCGGACTGCTTCGTCTTTTTTTGAGTCTTCCCGGTCTACAGGAACGACTTCGATTACGTGAAGGTGACCGCCAAGGGTGCTTCCGTAAAGTTTTAATGCTTCTTTAATTTTCATTTTTTCCTCCTTATTTTTGATAATAAATTTAATTTTTTGATAAACACTGGAATTTTTCCTACTTGGTTGGAATGTCCTGCCTAAGCATACTTAACTCGATCCAACTATACATTTTAAAGAATTCTTCGGATAAGATTTGAAATAATTAATCCTACGTTTTCACACGCTACTCCGGTTTCCAATCTTGTACTAGGGAGTTGTTAGGATTTTCTGAAAGAAAAACGACTAATTTACGATTAATCTATGGGTTTTGCGCCCACTGCAGTTATTAGTTCGAAATGGTGCCCGTGAAGGCTATTTAGAGGCGTTTTAAGACACTTTTAGGTACTCTCTGGCAGATTGTTCCCGCAGTTACGCAAGGTCTCTTAAATCGACTTAAAATATGGTTTGTGGTCATGTTGGGATTTGATCCCCTTCATGATATCCGGGTTTGAAATATTCAGCTTCTTGAACTATTTCTAAAATTTAATTGGAGTTATCCGCCCAATGAATGGTATATGCTGCATATTGGCATGTGCATCAAATTAAATTTTATGTAACTAATCTGTGTTTGGTAGACTATATATTTTCTTGTAGTGAAGAAAATAGTAAAGAACATATGATTTTTTTGTTGCGATCCTCGTATTAGTTCCTATTAATTCATGTCAACGTAATGAGGTTGATTGTCTAAAAATGGTGTTCTAAAGATCCGTATTGTGACAGTCCTCGAAAACTGTGCAACTCTGTTATAGTCTGAAATTGTTTGAAAGCGCATTTTCTCCTATCTAGTGACTACATATTATGTTCTCATAAGCAGGGGACCAACTTTTTCAAATTGGTAGAAAGCTCCAATTCTACCCAGTCGGCTTTGTGTACCCGGTTGGAATGGGCCTGTTCTGAGCCTTTTATCGTAGACTAAATCTACAACCAGTAACGCTATGTACTGGGTTTCTAGCCGTCAGAGGGGGAGTTACTAATCCTGTTTAGTTGTACAGGAATTCACCACCTTAATTTATATGGTTTTTGAGTGTTTGACCAATCCACTTTAATTTACAGTTATCTTCTGTCGTATTTAGCACTTAATTTGCCGCTACAGCGTTCTGCGTGACTGGCAGGCACTGACTTTCATGACCGTTGTTTGCCATGAATATACGAATTTGATCTTAATGTGGCGATATCGATCTAATGATATGAATTGCCCCACATCCGGGTGTAACGATATAATTCGGCCAATCGTCCTAAAAGCAATTTAATTTTTGCATAGATATTTCCGTATCTCGCCGGGTTCTTGGCAGCTACTACCTTTTGTAACGATCCCTGCACTCTGCCAACCGAGTAAATCGAAGTGTTTTCTTTTGTGACCGATTTCACACATAACGGTCTGCATTGTTGCTGCTTTCACGAGTCAAATTGGCTCGGAGAGTCGCTAACTCTCAATGGATATCGCTGCTAATTAACTATCGGACTTTCACCCCATACATTACTAGCTGGTTTATATATTACATTGATAGTTAATTTTTTGTAACTTAGTGCTGCTTTTATTGCTGCGACAATAAATATTGCGGTTACTGAATTTACATACTTTGATCTTTCTCCATTTTTATCTGTTACGTATCTGTAATGTTATTCTGTAAATTCTACCCATATTCCCTTAGGGCGTGGTCGACTGTTGTCAGAGGCAATCTCTCGACGGTTCTTTTTCTAGGCTACCGCTTTCCATAGGCACGCTAATGCGTTTGTTCCCCCCTCTATCTTTCAAGGGATCCGCGTGTTTTTAGGCTTTCGCCTTAGTTATCCATTTGGGTTCCAAAGCCCAAGCCGTCAACTCTACTTCTCTATATCGAACAGAAGCTTAAACCCTACGGAGCGTTTCTTTTAGGCGCTCACCCATAATCACTATTTCGCGTTTCTCCATTTAAGGATCGAGGTGTTAGTGAACGTCTTCCCTCCAATTATTTAGTTCATCGTGTCTAATAGGCAGGTTTATCTTAGTCCGTTGTCGTTCTACTGCACACAACACCCTGTTGCACGCCTCAATCTTACGTATTCAGTCCTAACTTAGACTTTAATTGTTAATATTTTATTTAATAATCTCTGAAAATGCATGCTATCGGTTTATTTAAATTGGCACATGCCCGACACCAATTTCCTCACTTATAAAGATTTCTGCAAGATTTCTTATTTCGAGAGGAACGTTATCTGCAGATACAATATCTCCAGACGACAGGTCTAAGTAATCTGTGTCTATGTCAGCCATAGCGAGATCTACATATCCAGCCTTTAAATCCGATTCCGAGAAATAATCAATAGGCAAATGCCTTGTTTGATCATATCCGGGTAGTCCTTTCACAATACGTGAAATAATATCCCTTAACATTAGAATTTCAAATTCGATTTCCTGTGTGCTTTTCTTTAGACTCAGAGTTATGTATGGGTCTTTGACCAATGTTACATTTATTATCTCCGCTATTTGCACTTTAGCCTTTATTAGACTCTTAACTTTTGCTGATATTGCAATTGCTTTGCTTAATTTGTTATGCATAATGTCTTTTGTTAAATTGGGTTTACTTCAAATTTCGGATAGACGATTTGACGTACCGTTAAGTACACTTGACGCGTAGGTATTGGTTTCATTTCGATCCATCTAAAGAAAGTTCTGGGTACTCCTGCATTTATTTTTGCGAAATGCGTCGCTGTTGTTTTTGTATTGTCAATGTTCGTTATCACAACTTCTTGTAACATCGGACCTTGATATGCAAAATTGTTTGCATTAGGAGAAAGTTCGGTTATCTTATCATTAAGAAAATTTGCATCTTCTTTTATGACTCCAACAATTGGCTTCAGTGAAATTTCTTTCACCTCTGTTATTGCATTCCAATCTGTCTCACTCATTGTTTTAGTGGTTTGAGATATCTGCATTCCATATGCAAATCCTAAAACAAATATCATTATTGGTATAATGAATCGTTTCATAATCAAATCACTGGATAACCTTTTTCCACATACGGCTTTCTTTCAAGGATTTTAGCACGTTTTGTAGGCGAACACATGTTCAAAATCGAGGTCAGGTGTTTCATTAATTTGTCTTCCTCTATTTTCTTCCCAACGGGAATTCCAAGAATGGACTTAATAATGTCAACATTTCTGTCTATCTCGGCGTAAGCCTTAACATCTGACGGACCTTTTTCAAGGATCATGTCAATTGACATTCTTGTTGATTCATATTTTCCTGTAGCAACAGTATCCATAGCTTCTTCCAATGCGTTGTGCAGCAGAATGGCGATATCAATATCACTCCAAGTCGGTAAATGTTTTTGTACCTGATAAAAAGCCTTGATAGGGCCTTCATCGATTAAGTTCTCACGTAAACGTCCATACCATAACGGTAGGTTTTTGTGCACTCCCTTTAAGAGTTTAGACACTTTGATCCATGCCACGCCATCGGGATCTGTTGAGTTGGTTAACTTACGGAATAAGTCCACTGCAACCGGAATTTGAGCGACGAAATCCTTTTTGAGAATCTCGTTTAATTGCTCCACCATTGTTGATTCATCAGTAATTTCCGGGCTTGGATTAGCCGGCTTTTCTTCTGGTGCTTCTTCAACGACTTCTGCTACTTCAAAGTCCATTTCAGTTTGTCCTGGCATCAATGCTTTTGAGGCATCAAAGTTAGGCAATAAAACTTTAATCTCTGCCAAGGTAAACATGTTCAAATCAATGCGTATGGTTGGCATTACTGTCTCCATATCATTCATAAGAATACTGTCTAACATGATATCAATTACATCAATTCTTTTACGAATCGATAACGCTTTTGTTGCTTGTCCAGAATGAACACATTCATATAATTTATCCTTCAACACTACCCGAAGCCCTAATAGCTCAGTTGGTGTCATCGTTGGGGTACTGGGTACCCCTGCGGCCGCTGTCTTATTTGACGGCTCATTTTTCATTTTGACCTCCTTTTTTTGATAAAAATTTGATAATTGAAAATAATAAAAAACAAATTGTTAGACTTATAGTCTCTGAGGTTACTTCTTTGGATTTCACTCCAAAACTCTTACTCATACTCTGTTTGCCTAGTGTATTCCACGCACTATTTTTAACAATTTAAACTGTTTTGGCTAGCTTCTTTTTCTCGCCACAAGAACTTTAGCTAACTAGTATTTTCAATTAGATCATCTCCTCTCGGAGGTCTGCTGTCTACATTAACAGCGATTTCGGGGGATTGCCGCCGATTCTCAACGGTCGTCTTTTTGTCCTTCATCTTTTCGATTCGTTGCCGAAGCGCTTCTCTTTTCAGGGAGCTATTTGCCAGGACGAATTGTGACTGTTGGACATTCAAAGCGTTCAATAACGAGGTAACTAATTCATTGCCAACTGTTGGTTGTTCTACTGTGGTAGGGCTTACAACTGCCATATCCATGCGAACCAGTAACTTTGAATCTTCCCGGGCTTTACCGAACTTTCCCCCCAAGAAAATAGCAAAAACGAGAATACATAAGAGCTTTGCTCCCTGTATCAACAATTGATTTGTTTTCATTTTGTTTACTTTTTTTGGGTTGTTTTTAATTTGTTTGTTGCCTTCGAAATGTAAGATTTAACAGTTCCAATCCTCATGCCTAACGCATCAGCAACTTGCTGATATGAATGGCCTTTGGTATATCGTAGTGTCAAAACTTCACGAGCCCTGGGGCTTAGCTCGCTTATTCCTTTTTCAAGTAACTCAATACCTTCTTTCTTAATTAGCTCTTTTTCTGGGTTTGAATAGTCTGAGTAAATATATTCATTCTCCAAATCCAAATCTATTGAAATATCGTTCTTTTGTTTTATTCCGCCACGGATAAAGTCAATTGAATGATTGTTAGCAATAGTTTTAAGCCACATCTCAAAAGAAATGTCTTTCGTAAACTTGTCAATATTCTTAAAAGCTTTGGTAAATGTTTCTGATAATAAATCATCAGCTACATCTCTATTCTTTACAATATTATAAATAGTACCATAGATAGATCTATTGTATTTATTATATAGTGCTGTAAATGCGCGCTGTGAGCCTAATTTGGCTTCACCAATTAATTCTGCATCGGTTTTTTTCATATGCAATTTCTGGCCTTTTGTTGCCATTGTAGGGGTAAAGCGGATCAATGCTAAGTCATACCCCTTAATTTCCTCTCACTTTCACCACCGTCCGAGAGGTCTTTTCTCTATCGACTTTGAGGGTCGAGGTGGTTTTAAATCTAAATCCAAAACTTAGTTTTTTGTTCATAAGTAATTTTTGTTAGTTTTAAAAAATGGGCTTTTAATGTACCCTAACATTTTATCTCGGTATTTTCATATTTGGCCCGTAATGTACGTATCCAAATTTTCCTTCTTTTAAAAATGCGGCTTTCCTATTTGCCTCATTACAAAATACTCTTTCTGTAATTGCTAATTGGTTAGTTTTATATACTAATGTATTATATTCTATTGAGTATTTGAATATCCTTTCATTTCGTGCATTTCTTCCGATATAATCCACATCCCAATTTAATACCTCTATGTCGTTACTTCTCATTAAATATAAGAAATAGTCTCTAGTTATATTAATTGCTGTGTCGCGTCTCATCCTTATTACCTTTGCTTTGTTTATCATTGCTTGGCAATAATTATCTTTTCCAAGTAAGCTATTATATAAGTTTAATATCTGAATATCATTTACTCCCATTATTCCTAATGATTCTAACAATTTTCTTACTTTAAACTTATTAATCACCTCTACTACTTCTTTTTTCCATGGTTTGGTTGCCCAATATTTGGGTTTCCCATCATCAAGGCCTTTAAATAGCGTACTTGGTGTAAAGATAATATCGTATGTTTTCTTTTCTTCATTCCATTCGTATCTCATCTTGTAAAGTCGTATTTTTTGTTTATAAACTGAACTAAATCTACTAAGTCTTTATCTGAATCTTTGTATGGGAATGCCATTTGTTGACTTTCGTCTTCTAAAAAGTAATTTCCTAGCCAGAATGTAAAATTTTCTGACTTGTACTTTTCGTATTCTTTGTTCATTTCGCCTGTTGCGGTTACTCTAAACTCATTTAACGCTTCTATAACTTTTTCTTTTTCCATTTGATATGAATTTAAAATTTGTGATCCCTGGGAGATTCGAACTCTCGACCCACACCTTAGAAGGGTGTTGCTCTAATCCAACTGAGCTAAGGAACCGGGCATGCGTATTTGTAGAGGTCGCATCCCCTCCTCGATTATGCCGCTTTTTTAATCAGCCTTTTTTCTGATCTTCTTTTTTGGCTTAATTTCTTTCTCGCTACTTTACGTGAACAATTGTTTTCTGTACAGTAAGTGGTAATTTCCTTTGATTGTTTGTCGGCTTTTTCTTGCAATATCAAACTTTCAAGAATTTTTTGTTCCTGATATTCCTTTGCGGCCGCAGCTTTGGCTTTCTTTGCCTCTACTTTACTTTTTGCTTCATAGTACGCCTTATTGAAAGAGCTTACCACTTTGCCAATTGAGTTAATGCCCAATTTAATCATCCCCTTTTTAACGTTTTTAAGTACGCTATAATTTGAATGAGTTTTTCTTTTTACGATTACTTTTACTTTCTTCATCTTGATAATGATTAAACGGTTAGTGACTCGATTTCAATTCCAATTTCGACGATTCTGTCATTCAGAGTGTCAACCAATTTGGTTTTTCTGTACAAAAGCATCTTTTCCTTTTTAAGGCAATTAACACCCTTTTCTTTAAGGATTGTAATAACCTTTTCTGCTTTTACGATTTTGCGTTTCGTCATTTTAAGCTCGTTGTCAAGCTGTCTTTTCGTCTTTGCCATTTTTGATAATTGGTTTTAAACTGGTTTGTATTTTCGTAATTTTGTTGCAGTCTCCTGTCTCAAATTCCTTTCGGTTCTTGCCGACATTTCACTTACGCTACGTGATCTTTGTCGACTTTTCTGAGTTTCTTTACTTTTTACAGCTTTTACTTCTCTTAGAGCGTTGACTGACTCTTTTTTACTTGCGCGATTTGTTACTTTCATTCTTATCTTTTAATTGATTTAACTGATTCAAATTCTGTTTTTCTGTCGTTAAAGTATTCTATTACTTTTTCAATTGACATTGGATAACCATCTAACACATCCCAACTTACGTTAAGATATCTATTGTCTGGTTCATCCTTTACTTTTACACTTAAGGGCTCGTATGTTAGTTTCCTTACATATCTATCATGAGTATGTCCATGAATATTCCCTTTAAATCTTGATACTTCCTGAGTATGCACTGGAATGTGCGTTACTATGAATCCTTTGTACTCTAAGGCTCCAACAACTGCTTCTGCATATTGTTCAAGTAGTTTGCAAATTCTTCTTGTATCATTATTTCCACCTACGAATACTAGTCTTCCATTTAGCCTTGCTAATAAAGGTAGATATAAAGGATTGTCCATTGTCGCATCTCCAATTAAGAAAATTAGAGTTTTAGCTGATACAACAGAATTCCACCTTCTTATTACTTCTTCATTATAGGCATCAATGTCATCAAATCCACGTAGCTTAGCAATTGCTTTATGACCTATATGAGGGTCAGATATAAATCCTACATCCATATTAATCAAATGGTAATTGAGCTGCCTGAAATTCAAGAAGTAATTTAAACGACTCTTTCTTCACGTTGAAAATCTTTTCGCCCTGTATAAGCATGAATTTCTCCAATAAATCTACAACTCTACTAATTCTTCTTTCTTTTCTTAGCATATTTTTTGCTATTGAAATGTTAACTAGTATATTTGTTTGTTTTATTGAATTTTCCCGTACTTCTTGTAGCTTTTTCATAAACCAATAAAAAACTCTTTTTTCTACTGATTCTTCATCCAAATTCCATAGATAAGCTAATTCGCTATCCATGTCTTTTGTTTGCAGAACTCCTTCTTCGTACATTTCTTGTACAAATTCGTAGTTTTTGTAGTTTCTTTTATCGTAATGAACCAACGCCGAATTTACTTTGTATGTATTTCCGTATTTTTTATTTACGGAAGTCCAAAGATATTCCATGCATCCACTAGCAATAAATTGTTGGTTTATTTCTTGATTTCCTGTACTGCATACGCAATATCCTTCAGACGTGCTTTCTGCAAGATATAATGCTTTGATTGGACTGAAAATTCCTTTCATCCATATTATTTCGCATTCTGCATCATGAATTAACTCGAAGCCTCTTATTCTTTTAATGATTTTCGATAGAGATTGTCTCTTTTTGAGCTCTTCTTTGGCGTCCAGCATATGTGTAGTAATTTAGCATTAATTCCTTTGTTTCTACTTCTTAAATCATATAATATGCTTTTAGAAGAGTATTCAAATTCATAAGTGGCACAAGTATACAAATCATAAATATATACACAAAGATTTACTCCGGGTATAATTCGCGATAGTTTACTGAGGATTTCCGGTCCAATTTCTTTGCGGTAAAACTCCTTTGTGGAGCTCAGTCCTTGGTTACGCTGTTTCTTTTTCCAATGGGAATAGTTTAACTCGTATGTGTTGTAAGATAAATCAAACGACAATATCGTTATGATTAGTGAGAAGATAATTAATATCCACATAAATTAAATTGATTTTAATTGTTAATAATTGCTCCCTACGCAGTTCTCGAGGCTGCCGACCGACCAAGCTGTTCGTCGGATATAGGGCGTGTTTTAAAACCCTACCAGGGCTAATTGAATAGACAGGCGGCTTTGATATGATCTCTGCTCCTGACCTGGTAGGTACGTTCTAAATTATGCAGACATTAAGCCCACATAATTGTTGATTTGGATTGTTTTTGTGCCAGTTATCTAGCGTGTGCAGTCCTATCCATATTCAGCGGACGCCAATCAATACTTTGCACCCCCGTGTTTTATTAGCGCTCTCATGGTGGGGCTCAAACCCACAACTTCCAGGTACCTAATTTGCATTAGGCTCTTTAAATTACTTAGCCTGGTCCGCTATTCAGTTGCGGCACATGAGAGTTTTGGTGGAGGTGGGGCTTTCGAGGTCCCGTCTTGCTCGTCATAAATACAGCCTAACAGACCGTACTTCTTAATGTTTTAATGCCGGGTAAAATTGATTCACATCGTAGATTGTAAATGTAAACATTTCTAATCCATTCCATACCTGAATTAAATAGCCATCTGAAGATATGCTAACTAACTCAACGTATTTTTCTCTTTGTAAATCCTGATTCCAGGCATTTGTTTTGTGTGTCATCGCTTCATAAATCTCTTTGTATACCTTTGGTTTTTTGACCAATTTGATTTCAACTTTTCTTATTATCGCTTCGCGTACATCATTATTTAACGATCTTAAGACTGTTATTAATGTTTTTGTATCGCAATGACGTAAAGATACGTTGGTTTTGTTTCTTAGATATTCATTCCACTTTTTCCCAATCTTTTTGTGCAGTCTTTCGGCGTCTGTCTTTGGGAATGCTGCCATAAATGCAGTCAGTACTTCTTCTTGTGTTCTAGCATGAGCGATCAGCGCATCTAAAATCTCGTTTTCTTCGTGTTTCACTTTATATTTATTATTGATTAATATTAAAATGATAGAGAATGGGGCGCACAACCTTTTATGTACGAACCATTCTCTTAGGCCTGTTCGGTTTAGTGAACAAACTCCACCAATTGCTATTGCAATGAGTTAAATTTCTTTTGCATATTTTAATGCTCTGAATGAATCACTTCCTCTTCGTATAACGAATTTTCCATATTCGTGTTTTATGGTACCAAATACTATTGATTTGAACCATTCGTGTCCATCTTCGGATACCATCATTTCTCGTGGAAATTTGCGACGAGGCTTAGAAGGAAGTTTGATTACATTTAGCAATGGAATATTATGAAATATAATTGAATTGTTTTCTTCTAAAATTCCATAATATCCAATAGTAGAATCTCCAACAAGATTATGGTTATTTTTAAATCCAAAACTTTCATAGAATTTAATAATTTTCTTTCCATTGTATCTTTTTGACACTTCAATACATGTATTTACTAATGTTTCTTTTGTCCATTCCATATCAAATCCTTTCCTTTTTAGTGAATGGTTGCATTTTAGTCTCTCTTTGTAGGCCATTATTCTTTTTGACAACCTTTAGTTCTACTTCTTTGATTCCGTCACCATTTCTGTCCTTTAATCTTTTTGTTTTACCCATAATTACTTTAATTTCATTTTGTTATACACTTTTTGAATATTAATGCTAATAATAAAGCTTAATGTAATTGTGGCAATAAGAATAACTGCTCTATTCTCTTGACTTGGAACCGTCTTACTAATATCATTTGACATTAGTAATAACACGGGTAAATTAGATATGCATGCACACCCAATTAAAAATAATAAATTAAATGCTTTTTTCATAAATTATTGATTAATAAATGTTAATATTGTTGTCTATACAGGGCTCGAACCCGCGACTTCATGATATGCCTTCCGTTAAAACGGGTTTGTCACTTTCATGCGCTCTAACCAACTGAGCTAATAGACTTCCCATGGATTACCATGATTTTGGGTTTGCACATAATTGAAAGCTTAAGAGCACTTTCTTTCAATTATATACCAATCAAAACTTAGCCGACCTAGTCCTTGTATACTTAGACTAAATCACTGCACTCTCCCAACAACTGAAACTGTGCAGTAAGTGATACTTCGCCCCCTCTTGCAAAAAGGTTGAGTATAATCATATCCCATCAGGCTTAGTAGACCTTCAAAAGATACTGATCTTCGACTTTACTGTGTCGTTTTAAAATTTATAAGACTAATTATTAATTATAAGTCATTCATGGGCTGTCAGCATTACCTGTCCCCATTGCCCATCCCTTAGCATTTTAGCATTGAGACTCTCCCCCGCCCAGCGGTTTGCACGGTATAAACTAATTAATAATTTTGCCTTACTGGCAAGTTTTGATTATCCTGTTTTCTAACGATTTCACCTAGCATATGGATATATGCCTCGTTAGGTTTTTTGTTTTTGTATTTTGCACATTCTGTAAGGTGGATTACCAAAAGAATCTGCGGCATCATTGTTTCGTACACTAATGTCGGATATAACATCCTCCATTCAAGTGTTTTAAATGAACATTGAATGTTTACTCGTGGAATAATTTCTTCGGCTAATTTATTATAACTTCTTAAGTGAGTGCTCATTCTTAATATTGTTATTATGTCATCTTTTGCCTCTTGGCTCATAGATTTCATATCTTTAGCCATCCGTTCTTTCATTGCTGTAAGTACGTAAGAAAAATCCTTTTTGTTATTTCTCAAATCCATATCTCTACAATCAACATGAACGTGAAGTCCAGAGTTATTATCAATTGCACATCCATTTCTTACCATATAAATTAGTAATTCATTTAATGCTCTAATACCTCTTAGTCCTTTTATTCTTAATCTGTTTTCTCGCAAAGTGCCTGATTTATAATCGTTTCCGTCTTGACTTCCTCCATCCCATCCAGAATTAAATTCAACAGCCTCTAACTGTGCTAATTTTTTCCCTATAGGTTGACAGTTACATCCATTGTATTCTATTTCAATGCCAATGTTAACAGAATCGTATTCTATTTGTTTCCTTTCCAGTATCGATACTTTTTTTGGTGCTGGTCCTAATATTGTCATTAATGTGTTAAAACAATATACTCTAGCTGCCAGCATGTCGCTAACTGATCTGTTTGTACTTTCTTTTCTTATTGCTAAGAATCGCATCCTTTCTGCTCCTGAACCTCTTATATCGCTTGCTAGCATTTTTATTCTAGTAATGATATTTCTTTGCCCTGAGCTATTTGGGTCGTATATTCTTTTTGCATCTCTTCCATTTTCTCCAATTGCTATAATTGAGAACATATCTCCACATCCATCAAACATATTATCTTCTGCTCTTGATTCGATTTCGCACATTTGTTCATATATTTGATCTGCGTTAAAATACATATCTCGACATCCTAATAGTATTTCATCTTGGTTGTCGTTTGTCGTACAGTCAATTGTATTAATTGCATTCGCTAATTCTCTAAAGACATATTGTAAAGTATGTTCCTTCTTTCCTGAGATAGACTTTATCCTTATATTATTTGCCTTTTTGTATTTATAAGGCCATAATTTACAAACAAATTGATCTAACATCTTTCTGTTTATTTGTTTTGCCTTAAATACTTTAAATGCTTCTGGGCTTTCTATTAAAGCTTCTAAGCATGAGCGTTGCCATTTTGTTGCCATTTTTGTTATTTTATTGATTAAACATAATAGGACTCCATATTGCTATAGAGTCCTATGATTTACTTTCTCAACGAATTAACTACGTTTGTAAGATTCGCCAGAACGACCGGTATTTGTTTTTGCAGGCTCAGCGGCTTTTTCAGCTACAGGTGCATTCAAAATACCATCAACTTTGGCCTTGAAACCATCCAGGTCTTCTTTGTAGAACTTGGTTGTAGTTGCTGCTGCAGCTAATTCCTTGTCCGAAGATTTACCGGCTTTCAATAACTTTTTTACATTGCTGTTCGCAGCAAATGACATACTAGCCAACATAGTGGCAAAAACTGTTGCTTTACTCATAATTTTTGATAAATTAATTGTGTTTAATAAAAATGGTTTAAAAAATTGTATTTAAAAAGAAAATTCAGTGCCAGTTATGAGATTCGAACTCGTTAGACAGATTGCTCTGTTTTCCGTGGTCATTATAGGGCTCTCATCCTATATGATACTGGCGGATTGTAAAAATGCATATAACATTTGAATGGCGTCCCCATAGGGATATTACTCGCTCGTTATGTGGCATTATAAAAAAGTGGCTCGAAGCATCTACAGGTTTCAAATCGAACCTTGTGATTTTGGTATCTCCACCTATCACTTTCCCAATAATGCCAGCTTTTTTCATTTTGACAAAAACCTAACTGTCTATGCTTACAAGTTTCACAGACTTTTGTGTAATCTTTTTTTATAATATCTGCCATAATAAATTGATTTTTAAGTTTTTAAAACATGTTTAGGAAATGAACTTCCCGAAGATAAATAAATAACGCCCACATAACACACGTGTATCATACATGCAGGGCTTTATCGGTTGTTGTCGATTTGTCTCACGTGCGACCTTCGGTCAAGTATAGGCAGGTTCGCCACCCGCATTGGCTTTTGTGCTTCGCTGACAAGTCAGCTCCTGTAATTCGCCACATGCTCATGGCTGTATGCGCTATATGCATTCTATTTGACCGGCTGTCTGACTCATTGTCAACGGTAAAGGCTGTATTTATCAACCAATGCTTGCTTTTCACATACAAATACTACACGTACACTCCCTCTGCACCAGTCCTAACCCTACCCTCCTCGTATTTGTATTTTTTAGCCTTCTTGTTTTAGATTCGTCATACGAGGCATTGTATGAAGTTTCGTATCCGCTCTTCGTACGTCACGGACTATCATACTACTTCGCTAAAAGTAATATAATAGGCAATCGGCCCTATATACCTCGAACCCCTGGTTTTTTGACTGACTTCATACAATCTTCGAGTTCTTAACTAATCATCAGCATTTAAGGATACGGATTTCCTCAGAGGCATTTCTGCGTCCTAGCACTTTTATGGGTTTAATGCCTTCCCTCTATTCCGACTTTATACGGATACTCAATTCTCTTATTTGCATACAATGCTTCTAAGTAGCTGAATAGTGGTTTTGTTCATCCTAAGTGGTCAAATGAACTGAATCAGATTTTCACCCAATGGCCTGATTTTCTCCAATTTTATGGTTTGGCAACTACTTTTTGTTAATATTCAAGGATTTCTCCCTATCCTCACCTCCATTGTAATACCCATCCACAACGCCAAAGTTTGATTTAATATTGCTTAACTCCCACTAAGTAGTAGTCACAATATTATTTCTCCCTGTTCACTGGTTCGGCTTGCGTCAAACTCCCATAGATATCACTTTAGTTCGGTAATTAACATGAGAATATTAATTCTGCGCGCCTTCTTTTAGGTAATTACCATAAGAGCGTTCGCATTCTGTCAATTCATCCATTTCTTCAGATACATTATGTTCATCCAATACTGGACGTACATCCTGATATCCAAAATTAGGAATATCTTCTTTCATGCTTTTTATGAACTCTTCTGTTGGGTCCACATGAATAATCTTTTTGTTAACCTTTGAAATCTCTTTCATTCGGTCTTTGTCGTCGCAGTAATTTACATTGGCTTTGTAGACGTTTGTAACATCTTCTATCCAAATATAAATACTTCTTGGTACTTTCTTTTCTGTCCAGCACCATTGAGCAATCGCATATAACATAATTACAAACGATTTGTTTTCGAATTGTTTCATCTTAATTGATTTTAGTCAAAGATTTCAGAACAAAATTCTACGATCTCGCAAACTAATGCAATTGCAAATATCCACATTATTGACATGTGTAAACCTCCAAAACGTAGCTCTTGATATACTGCATTAAATGTATCATGTGGCATTTTTATGTCCCAAATAATTCCAGCTAGTAGAATAGTTATTATCATGATAATTACTCTTATAACAATTTTCTGTTTCATCTTAATTGATTTATAGATTAAACTTTTTCTTCTTTTTCCCATTTAAGGGCGCGAATTGATATTCCATTCCAGTATGCCTCTCCCTCAACCGAATTAAACCATGTGAATGCCAATGCAATTATTTTGCTTGGTGTCATATTCTTTGCATCTTCTAATTTCATTCTTTGTAATCTCTCTGAGTTACAAATTCTAAAATTATGAGCAAATATGGTTTTTATTCTGTTCTTTTTAAGGAACTTTTCCATTGTTGGATTAAATTCTACTACTATTCTTGCCATAATATTATATATTTCAAAATGAGACCATTCGCGTTGAATAGGAATGGTCTCATTTCTTTTGTTTAACTATGGCAAATTAAACTATATTGTATTCAAATAAACATTTGCACCCACCTTTTCCCTTTCCTGATTTTTTAGGTCCTTTGGTGTATTCAATATGTTTCTTTCCGGTCGACTTACACTTGGCTACAATTGAGTCAGGCTTAACATCTTTCTGTATTATTGATTCCGGGCATTTAAATGGACTATTGATTGGCGTTATTAATACTATTCGAATAGTACTACCCACCGGCTCATTATTTAAATACTTTGTTTCTCCAATACGACTGGCATCCCATTTATCTGTTGCATAAGCGTACACTGAGTATTCTGTTTGAAGAGAATCTGCACGTGTAATTACAATTTGATACAGGTTTGCGTCAACCATTACAGGTGCTACTGCTTTCACAGTGTCAACGGTTTCTACTTTTTGCCAAGGCAAATGTTTGCATGAAGTAAGAGCGGCTGTTGCTGCGATTGCAAACAAGAAGCCTACGAAAATGATAATTTTGATACTTGTTTTCATAACTTTTTGATAAAATTTGATTGTTAATTAATTGAAATTTGTTCTCTTGTCTAGTAAGTGTGTTAATGCATCTTTAATGAAGCATTTTTTGGCGTCTATTGCATTGAATTTTTGTTCGACATTTATTATCCAATTAGCATAAATTGGAGCTTTAGCATCGTATCTGTCAAATGCAATCATGTATAACTGAATGGCATTACCCATTTCAATTCTTATTGGACCTTCAAATAACTGAGCATTTGGTGCATCTGTTATTCTTATTGGTAATTCAGTCTGTTGGATTGGTCCATATCCTAGACATTTAGCTGCTGCCATAATTCTGTATGTAATGGCTTGTTTATTTACTGGCATACTATAGGCTGTTA